TAAAATAATATTAGAAAATTTAAAGATAGAAGAAGTTTGGGGCAATGAAGTTTCACTAGAGTACGAGAATAAGTTTGCAGGGACAACGGATCTTGTAGCATTAGCGTATGGAAAATCTTCGATAGTGGATTTTAAACAGGCAAATAAACCTAAAAGAGAAGAATGGGTAGACGATTATAAACTTCAATTAGGTGCTTATTATTTAGGACATAAAAAGAATTATGGCCCTATAGAACAAGGTGTAATATCAATTTGTACAAGAGGTCTTCAATATCAAGAATTTAAGATGAATGAATCTGAATTGATTGAATACGGTGATAAGTTTTTAGATAGAGTAGAGCAGTTTAATAAATTACAATAACCAATCTTTAAGTTCTTCTTCCCCTAAAGTTTTTGCAGCTATCTGTCCTTTTATAGTCAAAGCTTTCATTATTTTTTCATCTATAGTATTTTGAGTTATAATATCAATAATCACAACAGTTCCTGTTTGTCCTGATCTATGCGCCCTGTCTTCAGATTGTTTTCGTACTTCTAAATTATAGTTGTTAGAAAAGTAAACAACTGTATTTGCGGCAGTAAGAGTTAAACCATAACCTCCAGTTGTTGGATTACTTACAAAAAATCTTACCTTAGGATCATTTTGAAATAACTCGATAGCTTTCTGCCTATCTTTAACTTTAGTAGCCCCATATATTTCAACGAAAGATTCTTTACCATATTTATCTGTAAGAAATTGTTTTATTTGTTCGATATTATAAATGTAATTTGCCCAAATAATAATTTTATCATCAGTCTCTTCTATGATTTCTTCCAAAGCATTTATCTTTTGTTTACCAAACTCCATTAACTTTCCATCATCATCCTTACAAAAACCATTGGTAACCTGGTGTAATTTTATCATTTCAGTTAACTTATTACTAAAAGAAATGGTAGAATCTCCTATTATAGCTAAGGCACGCTTTCTAAGTTTTTCATACAATATACCTTGCTCACTAGACATGGTGACATGCCTTTTCTGTCTAACTTTTGGTTTTAAATCTAAACATTCATCTTTACGAACTCTAAAAGAAAACTTATCTAATTTATGTTCTAATTCTTCAATGTTTTTGTAGTATTTGGGTATGCTAATAAAACGGTTGGCCCCCATTTGTATTTGATGCATTTCAGCGTATCTATTTCTAAAAGAATAAAAACTCTCAAAACCCAATAGTTTAGGGTCTAAAAAATAACACTGAGAATATAAATCGAGTGGAGATTTTGTGACCGGAGATCCAGTTAAAATTCTTCTAAATTTAATATGTTTACTGAGGGATAAGATATATTTAGTTCTCTTAGCTTTTGGGTTTTTAATCGTAGTGGATTCATCAATAACTGCAAAGTTTTTAGGAAACTTTTTAAGAAAAGACTCTGCTTCTTTAAATCCTGTTTTACCACTTAAAGCTTCAACATTCATAAGAAAAATTTTTAATTTTTTACTTTTAATAAACCAATTCCAACTTTTAGGTTTATCTAATTTCCATTGAAATACATCCCTATCTACCACATCTGGTAGGTGCGCTTGTATCTCTTTACTCCATATAGTGTATACAGATTTAGGAGCAATAATTAATACTGTATCAATTTCTTTTCTTAAATATAAATACCCAATATTATCAATAGCTGTTTTAGTTTTACCAGTACCCATCTCCATAAAATAAGCATATGAATTTGCTTCAGCTGATTTATTCAAAGCAGTTCTTTGGTGTTCAAAAGGTTTAGTCTTATACGGGTATTTCCATTCCATCAAAATTATATTAATTTTTTTCTTGCATTAATCAAGAAAATAATTATTAAGGCTCCAGGAGGAAAATATGGAAAACTTAAATATAGAAAAGTTCTCAAATATCGAGTTAGGTAAAGACGAAGTTGAATCTATTTCTGATAAATGTAATGAACTAAAAAGTCTTCATAAACAAATTGAAGACAAAGAAGAAGAAATTTCTGAGCTGAAAAAAAAGGCCAAAGAATATGAGGAACGAATAATTCCTGATATGATGCACGAGGCAGGAGTTCAAAAGCTTGAGCTTAAAGACGGTTCAAAGGTTGAAGTAAAACCTTTTTATGCTGCTAAAATTCCTGAGTCGAGAAACGATGAGGCTTTTAGTTGGCTTAGAGATAACGGTCATGGAGACATGATCAAAAATATCTTAACGGCAAATATAGACAAAGGACAAGACAATCAAGTTTCTGAGTTAATCAAAATTTGTGATGATCTTGGATTTGCATATACTCAAAAACAGAAGGTTGAACCTATGACCCTGAAGGCATTTGTTAAAGAACAAGTGGAAAAAGGAAAGCAGGTTCCATTCGACATGTTTGGAGTGTATATTGCTAATAAGACAAAAATAACGAACAAATAATAACGGAGTAACTATGAAAATAAATGACAAAAAAGAAGTCGCTGTCAAAGAAACTGGTGGCGCTGTTGCAAATATAAATTTGGAACAATTTGCAGATGAAGGTTTTGAAAATGTAGATTCAAAAAGTTTGGCTTTACCATTTTTAAAAATACTTGGTCAACTATCTCCACAAGTAACGCAGGGAGATTCACAATTCATATCAGATGCAAGACCTGGTATGATTTTTAACACTGTAACTAATCAATTATATGATGGTCAAAAAGGAATTTCAGTAGTTCCATGTTTTTACAAGCTTGAGTATATTGAGTGGAGAGACAGAGGTATGGACGGAAGTTCAGCACCTGTAAATATCTATCCTGCAGACAGTGATATAATGTCCAAAACTACTAGAGACGATAAGAATAAAGATAGGCTCGAAAACGGAAATTACGTTGAAGAGACTGCTTCACATTACGTCTTAATTGTGGAAGACAAAAACGTATCTAGCACTGCTATGATGACTATGAAATCTACTCAAAGAAAAAAATCTAAAAAGTGGAATTCAATGATGATGTCAGTGAGAGAGAAGAAAAAAGATGGATCAGGTTATTTCAAACCTGCACCATTTACTCAAACGTACACTCTTAAAACTGTACTAGAAAAGAATAATTTAGGTTCTTGGTATGGTTGGGAGATTGAACATGAGGGTACAATTCAATCGAGCGATGTCTTAGAGTCTGCTTATAATTTTTACAAAAGTTGTAAGCAAGGAGCTGTAAAAGTTAATCACGATAAAGAAGAGTCCACGGAAAAATCACCATTCTAGTATGGACGTACTTGACAAGACCCTGGGGGAGTTTATAGAACTCTTCCAGGGTTCACTCACATATTTTGGAGCTTCTAAACCGTTAGGCCAAACGCGTAGCCGGGACGGGAAGCAAGAATTTAGGCATTGGGTTGAACCCAAACCAATGACTAAGGATCATTGGTTACAACATTTAAAAGGAGAAGCTTACTATGGATCAGTTCCCATTCGAGATGATAATACATGCAGTTGGGGGGTCATCGATGTTGATCGCTACAATATACAACATAAAGAAGTTATATCAGTTATACGGAAAAGGAAGTACCCACTCGTCCCATTCAGATCAAAATCCAACGGACTCCATTTAATATTATTCATTGACGGTGTTGTCGAAGCTTCCGACATGCGTAAAAAATTAATTGAGCTTGCTTCTGATTTAGGTGTTAATGATACTACAACAGATATTTATCCTGCCCAAGACAAAGTAGATCTTACCCCGGAGAAGTGGGACGACAAACATAAGGGAAGTTATGTAAACCTTCCTTACCAAAAAGCGCACATGACAACTAGAGTTGCAATGGATGATGATGGCAACTCAATTAAATTAGAAGATTTATTTGAATTTGTAAAACAACATAAACTTACTCCAGAAAATTTTAAGAAGTTAAAAGTATTTCAAGATGATGAAACAAAAGATTATCCTCCTTGTGTAGTAAACTTTATGAAAAACAAAGTTCAAAAAGGTGAGGGCCGTAACGATGCTATGTTTAACGTAGCAGTGTTAGGTAAAAAAATAAATCCAGACCCTGTAATGTACCAGGATTGGACTCGTAAGATGATGAACAAGGTTTGTTCAGAGGAATTACACCCAAAAGAATTAGAAAATATTTTTAAAGGGGTAGAAAATAAAGAGTATGCTTATAAATGCAAAACATCAATTGCTAGAATGCATTGTTCATCAAGCACATGTTTAAGACGTAAACACGGTATTGGGGCTAATGAAGCTTTACCTGAAGTTGGAAAACTGGTTAAAATAAATTCATATCCAGAACCTTATTGGATACTTCCTATACAAGGAAAGTCAGTTAGATTATCCACAAAACAATTATACCAACAACAATTACTTGGGGAGCAATTATTAAATTATGATATTGTTTGGAGACCTCTTAAAGCATCTAAAAGAGATCCCGATCCTTATAGAGATTGGCTTGAAGAATTAGTTTCTAACAAACAGGACATGGAAGGCTTTGATGCACATGAAGAACAGAATGATGTATTTAATTCAAGGTTATCACAATTCTTAGAAGATGTAGAAGATACTACTGAATTTGATCAAATAGACTCAGGAAATATTTGGATAGATAAAGTAGAAATGAGATTTAAACTAGAAACGTTTAGAAAATTTATGAAAAAGATGGGGTACAATTGGTCCGAAAAAGATTGTACTAAATTCTTAGAAGCAGGGGGAGCAGTGCCTAAGAAAAAATTTCAAAACATTGATACACGTCATTGGGTTGTAAAATTACCAAAACAAACAGAGCATAAAAACAAAGATGTTAAATTCGTTAAACAAAAAGCTGCGTGGGAAGACAATTAAAATTTTTGGGCCACCCGGAACTGGAAAAACTGAGAACCTTTTAAGAAGAGTTCAACGTTTTTTAAAACAAGGAATATCTCCAGAGGAGATATGCTACATATCTTTTACTAATAAAGCGGTAGATGAATGTGTTGGACGTATTCGTAAAAAGTTTAAAGAGTATGATGAAGATAGATTTCAATATTTTAGAACCTTACATAGTTTGGCTCGACAGCAGTTTGCTGAAATACCGGTGTTAGATCCTAAAGCAGATTTGTTAATGTTTCATACACAATACGGAACGGTAAAAGTAAATTTTAAAAATGAATATGATGATGTAAAAGTTTACAACAATTGGTCGCTTCAAATTTACGATAGAGCAAGAAACATGAAAGTAGATCCAGTTTGGTTATATAAACAACAACCGAGAAAAGCGGTACGTTTACAACAGTTCAAGTCGATCATTGCGGGATATGAGGAGTTTAAAACAATGGAAATGGAGAACGGACACCGGACACCGGACAGACTAGACTTCACCGATATGGTAAAAAAATTTATAGATGATGCGGGACAACTTCCTATAAAAGTTTTAATGGTAGATGAAGCTCAAGATTTAACCCCGTTACAGTGGGACATGGTAGTTAAAATTGCACAAAATGTATGGAGAGTTTACATAGCGGGAGATGACGATCAAGCAATTTACGAATGGAATGGTGCTGAGGTGGAATATTTTCAAAGCTTTCCTGGAAGAAATGTAATTCTAAAAAAATCAGTAAGACTTAACAAAGACGTACATTTCTTTTCTAAATGTTTGTTGTTAGGTATGAAAAACAATAGAGTAGAGAAAGAGTTTTATTCAAATGATAAAGATGGGGCTATATATTATTGGAATACTTTGAAGAAAGTACCCTGGAATCTAACTGGTAGTTGGTTAATTTTAGCAAGAATTAACGATGTTAAAAAAGAATTACAAGAAGAAGCTAGGAATTTATCTCTGTATTATCAGGATGTTAAAGGCAACAAATCTTTTGACATGAATCAGTTTAAAGCTATTCAATATTGGGGAAAAATATGTGAGGGGGGAAGTATTACTAGAGAAGAAGCTTGCATTATGTATGAGTATTTACTAAACATAGATCATGGATTTAGGTCTCAAGACAGTAAAAAATGGTCGTTTGCTCATCCTAATCAAGTATTTAACTTTGACGAATTACATTTAAGATGTGGTATGACAGATAATAAAGGCCCATGGTTAAAAGTTTTTAAAAGAAAATTTAAAGAAAAAGATAAACAGTATTTTTTAAAAATGATTAAAGAAGGTGTAGATTTAAACCAGCCTCCTAAAATTATTATAGACACTATACACCAGGTAAAAGGAGGAGAAGCAGATAATGTTGTATTATCTAGTAAATGTAATTTTCCTTCACACTTTGAGAAAAAAAATTTATCAGAGAAAATAAAAGAACTTAGGGTTTGGTATACGGGTGCTACCAGATCAAAGGGGACACTTCACTTATTAGGCACTCATCATCAATTTAATTTTCCATTAGGAAAATATTATAAACTATACGAGGCTAATTATAAATGAAATGTTTTTATTGTGATAAAGATGTAAGATGGAATAATGATTTTGATACCGAAGATACTTATCCAGACTCGGAACACAATATTGTAAGTATGTATAACTGTGATGCATGTGATACTTGGTATGAAGTATTTCATCAAAAAAAGGAGAAAAAAAATGTCAGATAAAAATATGTTCGATGAAGCTTTTCCTCAAGATAAACAAATTGGGGGATCTCACTACCAACACTATTTAATTCAACCCTATGAATTTATTTCAAAAAATGAACTCACGTTTTTCCAGGGAAACGTTGTGAAATATGTTTTGAGGTATCCCTATAAAAATGGTATAGAAGATCTTGAAAAGATAAAACACTATTGCGATTTAGAAATTGAAAAAATTAAAAATGCCGAAAAATAAAAGTAAAATAATATTGTGTGAGAAATGTAATGATTTTGCGGCTGTGATAATTCATAATCATAATTACTACTGCGCAGAATGTGCGCTTTTTATAATGAACATCCCTTATAAAAAAGCAAAATCAATCGAGGATGCAAATTTAAGTAATAGAATACAATGACCCATCAATTAAATTTTATATATAACGATTCTGATTGGGTATGCCCCGCAGAATATCCAGATTTAAGTAACGCAAAAGAGATTGCAATCGACTTAGAAACAAAAGATCCTAATTTAAAAACGAAGGGTTCGGGTTGGGCAACTTTTGATGGGCATATTGTTGGTTTTGCAGTCGCTGCGTTTGATCAACAATGGTACTTTCCAATAGGTCACGATGCGGGTGGTAACATGGATCTTTCAATGACCACTGCTTTTATACAAGACATTCTTAAAACTCCTGCAACTAAAATTTTTCACAACGCTAGTTATGATGTGGGTTGGTTATTGGTAAATGGATTTGAGATTAGAGGTAAAATAATTGATACTATGATTGCGGCCGCAGTAGTTAATGAAAACAGATTTAGTTTTAGTTTAAATGCTTGCGCTAAAGATTATTTAGGTGAGATAAAAAATGAAACTTTCTTAAATGAAAAAGCTAAGGAATGGGGTATAGATCCTAAAGCAGATATGTGGAGATTACCCGCAGGTTATGTGGGTTTTTACGCAGAACAAGATGCGGCCTTAACTTTAAAATTATGGCAAAGATTAAAACAAGAAATTGTTAAACAAGATTTACATGATGTTTGGGAAATGGAAATGGAATTACTTCCTATCTTAATTGATATGAGAAGAAGGGGAATTAGAGTTGACATAGATAAGGCTGAACAAATTAAAAAAGAATTCAAACAAAAAGAGGCAATTGTTTTAAAAAAAATAAAAGATGAAACTACAATAGGTGTAGATATTTGGGCCGCAAGATCAGTAGCGCAAGTGTTTGACCGAATAGGTGTTGATTACCCACGGACAGCGAAAACCGAAGAACCTAGCTTCACACAAAATTGGTTAATAAATTGTAATAACCCGATAGCGCAACTAATAAGAGAAGCAAGAGAAATAAATAAATTCCATTCAACATTCATAGACTCCGTTTTAAGATACACCCACAAAGGTAAAATCCATTCTGAAATAAATCAGTTACGATCTGACCAAGGTGGAACAGTATCAGGACGTTTATCATATTCCAATCCGAATCTCCAACAAATTCCTGCACGTAATAAAGAATTTGGAGACAAGATAAGAAGTTTATTTTTACCAGAAGAAGGTAAACAGTGGGGAAGTTTTGACTACTCACAACAGGAACCAAGACTTGTTGCTCACTACGCGGCATCAGTTTCAAAACAATTTGCAGGGGCCGATGAATTTATTAAAGCCTACGAAGATGAATCTGCAGACTTTCATCAAATAGTTGCGGACATGGCCGGAATTTCAAGAACGCAAGCTAAGACAATTAATTTAGGTTTGTTTTATGGAATGGGTAAAGCAAAATTAGCTAAGGAACTTGGTATAGATAAAGATAGCGCGGAAAGATTGTTAAATACTTATAATGACAGAGTCCCTTTTGTAAAAAAATTAGCAGTTGAAGTTACATCAAGCGCTTCTAAATATGGGTTTGTGAGAACAATAAAAGGTAGAAAATGTAGATTTGATATGTGGGAACCATCTACTTTTGGTATGAATAAGGCTATGCAATACGAAGAAGCAAAAGCAATTTATGGAAATAATATTAGACGTGCTTTCACTTACAAAGCTTTAAATAGATTAATTCAAGGATCTGCTGCAGATCAAACAAAGCAAGCAATGATTGATTGTCATAAAGCGGGGTATCAACCTTTATTACAAATACATGATGAATTATGTTTCTCAATTAATGAAGAAAAAGATGTTAAGATTGTAAAAGACAAAATGGAAAATGCAATTGATACATTAAAAGTTCCATCTAAAGTTGATATTGCCTTAGGTAAATCTTGGGGTGAAGCTAAAGAATAATTGTTTTAGTTAATGTAAAAATTTATCAATTTTTTTTTCAAATTTATAATTTGATTTTTTTAAATCTTGGCAGATGTCATCGAACAAATGCCATAAATCTATTTCACTTTTTTTTAATTTTTTAAAACCACCAACGAAATGAGCTTTACTTGAAATTAGATCTTCTATTATTTCAATATCTTTAACAGACAAATAAACCTTAACACCTTTAACTTTTTTTTGAGACATAGATAGCCTAAAGAATAATTGAAAAAAATAAAAAATGCTAGTTTTTTTTAACTAGCAATGTCTAGAAGACCTTTTTTTGCGTCTTCCACACTTTGATCATTGATCTTTTTTTTAAGATCTTTGATTTTTATATCCATCCACTTCATGTCAGTAGTCACTCTACCCTGCGCTAACGCTTGTGTTGCCCACTTGGACTCCAACTGAAGTTTTTCCGATATCAACTTTTGTAGTGCCATTTCGGTCTACCTCCTCAAAGGTTAAGAAAAGGACATTGGGATCATGGAAACCAGGACCTTCTCTTTCTGTTACGTCACCTGAGTCAACCTTCTTTACAAAATCCTCAAGCACGGCCTTATCGTTCTCAGCCTCAAGCATCTCATCGACATATATATTTTTATAGTTTGCTTGGACGCGATATAGCTTCATGTGTTATTATATATCAAAATGTGATGATATTGCAATACTATGCTGAATCAAGGGGTTTACACTCAAATCTGATGGCTAATTTTTCCTTATTTATTCGTTCTAAACCGTAATTTTCATCCTCAGTAAGTAATTTAAGGGTTTTTTGAGAGACTGCATAACCCGCAATTGCACAATCATAATGACTTGTGAACTGATAGCCTGGAATATGTGGATCCATACACTTACCAGTTATCATACTGCAAAGATGTAAAACTAAAATATATTTCATTATCCTATATTATCCTATATTATTATTTACTTGCATATCCCATAAAAATATATATATAAGCAGAGGTAATGAATAAGAATATCATAAATAAAAACAAAAATAAAGGGAAACAAAATGGCTAAGAAAAAAATACATGTAATTTTAACAGAAGAAGAAATTACAAATATTTTAAATAGATTTTCTGTTGGAATGCTATCAGATAATCTAGATGAAGAAGATAAAAATTTGGCAAGAAAATTAAATTTTGCCTTACAAAAAATTGAAAGCGAGCAGAAATAATGAAATCAAAATCTGAGGCTTTTAATGATTGGGTTGAAGAAATGGATAAAGTACTTTCTCAAACTCGAAACTTAACGGTGGATGGTCAACCGATGGAACGGTCTGATCTTCACTACAATCAACAATCAACCAAACTTGCAAAGATACCACTGGTACTCGATGATCAAGCTGTTTACCCTCTTAATGAGTGGACAGCATCGGATTTAATCCAAAGTGAAATTGATGCAAAAAATAATATAGATACGGAGAATAAATAATGTCTAAAGCAAAAATAAAAGACGATAACGTAATACACGTTACAAGAGACTACGGTATGTTTAAAACCGTAAAAGGTAATCGAGCAATTGACGAAAGTCACGTCAAGAGATTGATTAGAGAAATGAAAAAGAAGGATTTAGAACTCCCAATTTTCATTAATGAGAACGATGAAGTAGTTGATGGTCAACATACTTTAGAGGCACGTAAACAGTTAAATAAACCTATTAAATACATAAGAGGTAAATTCGAAAATGAATTCGATGTTGCTGTTATGAATGCTAATAGAAAAAATTGGCCGATGACTGCTTACTTAAATTTCCACATTGAGAATGGAAAAAAAGATTACCAAATCGTTAAAGCAATGACAAAACAATATTCTTTACCTTTAGAATGTGCTTTGTTCATTTTAGCGGGCGGTTATTCTATGTGGAGAGAAACAAGAGATGATTTTAAATCTGGTAAATTTAAAATTACTCACTTACAAAGATGTAATGATATGGGGTCCTCTTTGATGTATTTAAAAAATAATTTTAACATTAAGTTGACTAGAGGTTTCATCACTGCATATGCGGTGGTATCGGAGCATCCTAGATTTAAATGGGACCGATTTAAAAATGCTTTGAAAACAAAGTCTGCGTTATTGTTGCGAGGTACAAACACAGAAGATTTTGTTAGAGTATTTGATAAAATCTATAATGGAAATGTTCATAACAAAATAAATTTTGTTAGATATTTTATCGATAGGGATTACCAAAAAGATGAAGACCAAGAATAGAAAGGGCACCAATGGACATAAACAAATGGAAATCCTGTGCCGTTGACATTGATACTTATTGTATTTTACGTGCAATGGGTAGTCACGGCTTTAGGAAACCCGCATCGATGATTGCTAAAATTACCGATGATGAAGTTAAAAAAATTGCTAAAAAGCAAAATGTTTCGTACGAGAAGACGAAAGAAAGTTTACTATCTCAAGGGCGCAAGCTGTTGAACGGTAAATAATGGCCATGTTGAGCGGTGCCCGGTAGCCTGGGCACGCTCAATTAAATACTTGCAAAGTTTTCCAATCACCTATAAAGTAAGATATCGTATTCCAAATCACCTAAATGAAAAAGTGGGGTTAATCACTTTACATTCAATAATCACGAAAAACTTTAATTAACTTAATTTTTGAGAGGTTAAAGGTGTATGGGTACGATATTTTTGTTTTTAGACATTTCCCGATTATTTGGGAAACTTACATGCGGAGACTATCCATTCCATATCTTTTCCCCTCCGCATGTAAAATAATGGAAGATCTAGATAGTATAACTCAAGAAAAATTACAAATTTGTCGTGGCCTTACAGGAGAGGAACGTTCTGAGTTTATAGAAAATCATTTGGATGATTATTATTTTGCCATGAATATTGTAACTAATCGAAAAGTATTAAGGCATTATCGTGAATTATTCACTAAACTTATTAAAGATTTTGGGCACTAATATAGCAAGAGAACTGCTTAACGAAAAACGGACACCGGAGGAACGGTTGTTCCAAGCAATTATATTACAAGCTTTTGAAGATGCTTTGAGTATGGGAGAACATAAGCATGACGCTTACTGTAAACAGGATAGTTATAACTGGTTTACTAATGACACAAAAAATTTTGACGATGTTTGTTGGTTCGCTAATTTTCAGCCTGAGATAATCCGGGCCAAGTTCAATGAGTTAATAACAAACAAGCATATAAAATATACAAAAGTTCAATTAAAATGGTTAAGATACCGTTGGTTGTATAAGGAATATCGGGCAAGCGGGGATAAAATACAGAGTAGAAAAATTTTAAAAGAGATTAAGAGTATTGAAGGTATAAAAAAAGCCCCCAAGGTTAATAAGAAAAAACATAAATGAAAAAAAAACCTCAGGGGCGAGAGAGCAAATAATGATAAACACTATTTAAGTGATTTATAACACAGGACAACGGATCAGTAAACAATTTATCCTCCCCAAGCCCCGAGAGTGCTTAAAATGGTTATATGGGCGATTAATGGGGTAAAATATCCTCCCCAGACCCCGAGAATTTATCCTCCCCAGGCCCCGAGAATTTATCCTCCCCAGGCCCCGAGAATTTATCCTCCCCAGGCCCCGAGAAATATTCTCTTATATAGATTATACAGACCCCTGATAAAGAAAAAGTACCCCATAGGGTAAATATGGTGTCCCTCGTGTCCCTCTAATCAAATAATATAATAATAACAATGCTTTAAGTAGGTTTTTATAGTGTCCCTTTGGTGTCCCT